CAAGACGGCACAAGTGTTACATCTATACTTACCGAGATGCAAAATGCGGTAAATAAAGTATTAAACCAAAATATACGAATCAATTGATATTTATATATAAAACACTTAAATGTCAATTTATAGGTCATACTTCAATAGAAATAATACACTAATTTCAAATTCAACGACAAACACGGGACAAAACCCTGTTGTCGAGTTAAGTTTTGGGGCGTCGGAATATCTGATTCCAAACTATGGTTTTTCAAGATTCATTTTTGATATAGATTTAACCGGTATGAGAAACCTTATCTCTACAGGTGTAATTTCAACCGCATGTACCGCTAACATGGCACACACCCTTCAATTGAAAAATACCTCATCATTCGAGGATTTGTTAAACACAAAAATGACAAATGGTAGGAGAAGGGCGACATCTTTTAATTTATTCTTATTTAGAATTCCAAAAACTTCGGGAGATACAGGAGATTTACAATATTGGGACGAAGGGGTTGGTTACGACTATAACGAATTTAATTTGGCGGTTAACAACTCTCAAGGTGGAGGAAGTCCTTTAACATATATTGATGATAGGTCATTCTCAAATAGACCCTCTAATTGGAACAAAAGACAACTTATATTCAACTGGAGTCAACCTGGTATATATGACAATTTGAATGTTGGAAATGTGACATACGATGACCTTGAGATTATCGATACACAATATTTTGAATTTGGAAATGAAGATATAAGTTTCGACATGACAAATGAAATAAACGGGATTCTGACCGGTGGAACTGAAGTTGCGGGTTGGGGAATTGCGTACGAACCTGATGTGGAGAATATTACAGGACTTACGGAGGCTTATTGTGTCGCATTCTTCTCAAGACACACACAAACATTCTATGAACCATTCTTGGAGACAAATTATGATGATTTGATAAAGGATGATAGAAACACATTCACAAAAAATCAAACGAATAAATTATACCTATATGCTTACGTAGACGGTGACTTAGTTAATTTGGATGAAGACCCTGTCGTTAACATATTTGATTCAAGTGATAATACGGTTGTTTCCAACTTATCAACATGTTTGAGGACAAAAGGAATATATGAGGTTGTTGTTCCAAATAGTTTTAATAGTTATAACGCACCATGTGAGTTCTTTGACGTGTGGAGTAACATAAAATATAATGGAGAAACATTACCAAATGTAACAAATCAAATTATTTTGAGGGCTTCGTCATCGAAAATGCAAATAGGTTCAAAATCTAATGACCCTGAAATTTTTGGTTTCGATTTTTATGGTATCAAACAAGATGAAAAGATATTAAATACTGATATAAGAAAAGTTGGTGTTATTATTAAAAAGGCGTATTCACCACAAGTATTATTATCAAACGTAAATGCGTTTTATAGAATTTATGTTAAAGAAGGAACGACCGAAGTTCAAGTACAAGATTGGACCGAAATAAATAGAACACCGAATGAATACTATTTTATATTCAACACCACAGATAAGATACCAAATCAATATTATATTGATATCAAAGTTAATATTAGTGGTCAAGTTGATACTTATAAAAAACAACTAACATTCCAAATTGTAGATAAAAAATGAGAAAAATTAGATTAACAGAATCAGAACTTATAAGTTTGATTAAGAAAGTCATTAACGAACAAGAAGATGGTGGCCTAATGGCAAGTTTCATTAGAGACAATAAACCAAGAAATTGTAGAGGTGTACGAATGAGAATACCTGGTGAAGGTGGTGGTGGATATTATGAAGGACCGGGTTGGTCTGCAAGAGCCGAAAGAAAGGCGGCAAGAGAAGAAGAAAGAGAAGAGAAAAAAGAACTAAAACAATTCAATACGGATAATGGTATCAACATCGACTTAGAATATTATAGAATATTAAAAGATGATAGACTGAAAATTAAAGGATATAACGAATCTAATAATTACGACAAAATTTTTAATGAAGATGGTAAACCATTCACTTCAAATACAACACAGAAGGTTGTAAATATAATTGAGGGGTTATTCAAAAATTTAAGTTCTTGGTATTTTTATTGGAGAGATGTGTACGGACCTAAAAATCCATCAGTTATGGATTTATATAGACATATTGAAAGTATTGGAGGAAAAGAAGCATACAAAAAGTTAGTAGATAAAAATTACAACGTAGACGAATATAGAAAAAGATTATCGGAACTTGTCGAAAAATATAATGATAATTTGAGTAATAGTTTTCCGTTTGTAAAACCATCATCCAAAACACCTTATTACTTTGTTTGGAATGAGGGTAAAGTTCAAAAAGCAAGATATTTTAACACATACGAAGAATGGAAATTGGCTTTGGAATTGGCAAAAAAAGAAGGTAATAAATCATTAAGTGAAAAAGAAGACGGAGCTGCGAACTCAGGAGAAGCCCTTTTCTCAAGTAAACCAACTTTGGGAACTTTCACACCCCAATTATTCTAAATAAAAAATATAAAAAACATGAGAACAACAAAATTAACTGAAAACGATTTGAACCGTATAATAAAAAAGGTTTTGAGCGAACAAGAACATGAGAACTACATGTTCTTCTCAAATTTGGAACAAATGAGAAGGCAGTGTGATATACTATTAAATGATTTTGACCCCCATATGATTGACGAGATTTTGTCTGGAGGTCATGATTGGGCCGCTGACCATATCGCGGAAGCGAAAAACAACTTAGACCAAGTTTTTGATTTTTTAATGAATGAGAAAGAAGGTTTTGAAGATGAACATTCCGAAGAGGTACATATGATGGAAGGAAGAAAAAAAACAGGTACTAAATTATGTGCGCGTGGGAAAGCGGCTGCTAAGGCTAAATATAAAGTTTGGCCCAGTGCTTATGGAAATGGGTTCGCCGTACAGGTTTGTCAAGGACGTATGAAAGGATTAGATGGGAAAAAAAGATGTTCCCCACCATATTGTTAAATTAAAAAACCCCTCAACTACGAGGGGTTCTTTTTTTACGACACATTTACAACGTCGAGTTCAAAAATCAATTTCTTACCTGCCAAAGGATGGTTCGCATCAATTTTAATTGTTTCTTCTGCAACATCAACAACAGTTACATTTACAGGACCCATAGCACTTTGGGCGTTTAAGACATCACCCGCTTTAACTCCATCAGGAAACTGACCTTTTGGAATATCGAAAACCATTTCTTCTCGATATGGACCATACCCATCTTCGGGTAAAATCTCGACAGTTTTTTTATCTCCAACTGACATATCAATCAACCCATTTTCAAATCCTGGAATCAATTGTTTTTGACCCAAAGTACATACAAGAGGTTCTCTCCCCTCGTTTAAAGACGAATCAAAAATTGTTCCATCTTCCAATTTACCGACATAATTTACGGTTACGGTATCACCATTTTTAATTTTACTCATTTTTTGTATATTTGTTATAAAGGTAAGTGAATTATTTTTTTTAATCAATAAAAAATCCTACATTTGTGTTATGAAAGAAAATAAAGTTGTCGGATATATACCAAAATTACTGTTCAGAGTTTATCTAAACCTTAAAGAAAAGTTCGACCCAACCCCATCCCCAAAAGAGGAAGAAATATTTTGTGTTGAAATTTGTGAAAAACTAATTGAAAATACATTATCAAAATTGACAATTGCACCAATCTCGAATAAAAGATTCATAAAAAATGATGAGAAGGATATGTTTGTTGTTATTAGTGACAGGCAAATAAGTATCATCAATCATGTTTACAGTTATAATGTATACATAGAAAGTGATGTGTTATACAACAAAATCTTAAATAATTTTGATAAAGTTGTAGAACAGAAAAGACAAGAATTGGAAGATGAAATAAAAAATAATATCAAACACTCCCTAAAAAATATCTTGACAAAGGTTAGTGATTAAATCTCACTACAAGTTAATCCCATTTGCCAAGCGGTTCCACCATTTGGTGCAACATTAATGATTTTCATGGTATTAACACCTGCAACTTTATTGGCAGGAATATTTTTTGGGGTTTGTGGTAGAATGGGGGAAGTCAAATAACCCCATTTAAACTCACCACCTAAACCTTTTATTAAAGATTTTTTATCACCGTCATTATCAAACTTTTCTAAAATACTTAACAATCTAGTATTTTCAAATTCTTGACCCGGACCAAAAACATTTATAAAAGATTTCTTCATCCCCCAACTTCTACATTCATCTAAAACACCATAAAATCTTTTGTTATTAATGTCTACAGGTTGATATGTTGTATTTGTATACTGTGGCGGTAAAGTTCCTCCATCACCATATTTTATTCTGAGTGCGGTGCCAACAAGTAATCTTGTCCAATCCGCATCAGTTCCTCTAAACCCAATATTTTTAGCATCAGGAAGTATTTTCCCATCATATTCAAAATATAATATATCGGGCATAGTAAAAGTATCCATTTGAATAAAAAATGGTCCTTCACCTTCATCAAAGTTTAATACTTTTGTTGTGGTAAAATCTTGTGACGCTGGAAGATACGTACCATCACCGTCGTCTCTCGTTTTTCTACAAAACGCCCTTTTGTCTTCAACAGGGTTAATTTTTGCACCTTCGCCTATGATTGAAAAATTAACGTATTGTTCTTTTTTGTATAACTCAAGTTTTTCAGGTTTAAGTTGGTCTCCCTTTACATAATCTGTTTTACCTATTACTACGTCCTTAACATCACTCGGTGAATTTATTTTTAATACACCACTTTTTATTAAGTCAGGGAAAATTTCTTCAAAATATTTTTTTACTTCGTTAGCTCTTGCAAGTGCCAAACTACCTTTAACTTCAAAACCCTTTGGATTTGTGACCTGTGATTCACCGGCAGTTATATTAACACTAAATGTTCTTGAGTCACTATTTTTTATAAAACTCTCAATCTGAGGTTTCAAAGATAAAATCGTTTGTTTAACCTTTTCGGACTGATACTTTCCTAAATCAAATAAATCTCCCAAGTTTTGTTTGGGAAACTCTTTTTTTTCTATTGAACCCGGTGTTTGTTCATTAACAAACATATTTCTTCTCTCCCTATTATGAAGACCCAATATTCTTTCTCTTTCCGACTCTGTAATTAGTAAATTTAACTTTTTCATCATTTGTTAAACGACTCTCTTAGGATTCTTAAAATAGATGCTCTAATAGATTCGTTCTTCTTGGATTTTGGTTTATATGAGGTCATTTTAGGTTTGTTTCCCGTACCTGACTTGGGGTTTGATTTTTCGGCTTTTCTTTTCTGAGCACAAGCAGCTTTCTTTTGTGAATCTGTCATTTTCGACGCAACCCCCGCAGCCCTACATTTTGGATAACCCCTATCACTTGCTTCAGGTCTACCACATGGAGGATGACCACCACCTTCTTTTTTTCTACAAATATTTACCCAAGGACCCTTTGGTTGCTTACTTCCTTTTGGTTTCTTTTTGGTTCCAAACCAAACCGCCAAATCCTCTTTTACCAAGACATTTTCATATTCTGATTTTGGAATATTTGCTTGTCTTTTTATATAGTCAGGGGTTCCTAATTCTTTACTACCTTGAGGTATATAACCATTAAATGGGTTACCATCTTGGTCATTTTGTGAAAACATACTTTTAGCTTGTTTTGCCATTCTCATTGCCAATTTTTCTAATTGTTTAATATCTTCTGAAGACCTACTCATAGTCCCATCGTAACTATCATATGCATTATCAGGGCTCAAATATTCAGATACAGGTATTTTGAAAGGTTCCAAAGGTTCTTTCTGCCAAAGGCGAGGTCCCAAACTCAAAGGGACCCTAAAATTTCCCGCAGAACCCGCACCCGTCGCTTCATTTATTTGTTTTTTTTTCATATACTTACCTAAATAATAAATATCATGACAGAAGAAACAAAACCATTAGGACAACTCTTTGAATCAATAAATTACTATAACGAAGATGATTTAATAAAATTCATAGAAGACCTAACAAAAGAACAATCTTTGTATGTACTAACACAAGCCTTAGAGGTTAGTTTAAGGAGGGGTTTATTCTCACTTCAAGAAGCGGAAATCATATCTAAATCACTCCGTATTCTTATGAAAAGTTAAATAATCTTATTTGATTTTCTGATATTCTCCTCCGCCCACATAGGTTGGAGATTCTCCAAATCCCAACACCTCATAAACTCATTATCTCCGATTTCTTGGATGTTAAAGGAAGATATAGGGGTTATATGGTCTATGTGAAATTCTCCGTAATTTTCCCACGACATTCCCTCTGTGAACTTACTTTCGATGTGTTCGATTAAATCGTAAGGTGTATATCCTAAAATTTCAAAATAATGTCCGTTTTTATTCATGTTATTTTCTTTTAGTACTTGATATATCGCAGTCCTAAAATTGGCAATTAGTTTGTATAGGGGGTCGTTCGCTTTTCTTGTTTTTTCGTAGTTTCTTTTATTTTCCCTGTGTTTATCAATATTTTTTTCTCTCCATTCTTTGTGATATTGATTTAAATAATCTCTTTTATTTTCAGACCATTTTTTATGATTTTTCTTCAAACGTTCTTTAGTTTCAGGTTTAGAAAAATATTTTTTAGTTGCGACTTCTCTACCACCAATATATCTTCTACCTGAAGGCCCCAATTTAACACCATTTTCTCTTAAAGTTCTTAAAATAATATGTTTATTTATCCCCATCTTTTCAGAAATTGTTTGGGACCCAATTAAATCTTCATTGTATAATCTTAAAATTTCTTTAATTTGTTCTTCAGTTAAAATTAATTTTCTCATAATAATAAATATAAAACATTTATCCGAAAAATCAATTATTATATTAAAATAATAAAAAAAGGAGACAATTTCTTGTCTCCTTAAGTGTATTTTTAAAAGATTGATTATCTCAATTCTCTTAAATCAAATGTTCTAACACCATCTACAGTAATTCTGCCATAAAAACGGTTGTTCACCATTTTCTTCGCATATCTAGTCATGATACCTTTGATTGGTGTAAAGTTGAACGGATTGTACATAGTAGGTGTTAATTGTAGAGGTACATACGGTGCGTAGATGTAACCTGTGTCTAACAATGAAGTACCTTTGTGTCCCATTAACACTTGGTTTGGTGGGAAGTAAGGGTCACGATAAACTTGGTAACGTCCTGCAAGAGTACCTACTCTTTCAATACCCATGTTGTATTGGTCCTGCTCAGGAGCTGCGTTTGATACGTGGAAATATTCCAAATCATCAAAAATTGCACTGATTTCAGAAGAAACAACTATCCAGTTTGCACCACCTCTCAAAGTTGATTTGTGGATTTGAGCCGAAATTTGGTTGATTGCAGTAATCAATGTTTGATTCCAGTCTTTTTGAGTGTAAGGTACTGCGTTAGTTCCTAATCTCTTCCAACCGTTGTAGTCCCATCTTAAGTTCCATGCTGCACCTTTTCTAAGGTCACGTAGAATTTCTCTATCGATTTCAGCCGCAACTTGTTCAGACAATAATGCTGTAAGTTCAGCTTCAGCGTCGATGTTGTGGAATGCCGCAACGTCTTGTGCCATTTCAGGAGACCATTGTGCTCTTAACTTTCTTTCAGTCACAGAAACTGTAACAGATTGAAGGTCAAAAGAAACCTCACCGATTTTATCTTCGAATTCCAAATTCTTGTAAACTCTGTAGTTCGCAGTGAAGTTAGCATTTACCGTAGAAGAACCTGCAATTGTTGTAGTTAAACCTGAGTAACCATCAAGTGAGTTAGCACCAACAGAACAAGGAACTTGTAAGTCCACTTCTAAGTAAATAACACCACTTGCGTCACAAATATTATCGTACTGACCACCATTACCTGTAGTAGGGAATGATGTTGTGGTTTGTACACCATATTGAACAATACCTTTACCATATTTCTGAGTTACCACTCTGAATAACAAATCTCCAGTACCAGCGCCTGAGAAAGCACCACCCGCAGTTGTTACAGCGTTAACTTGTAAATCTGAAAGGAATGCTTCGTTGTCCATAGTTTGACCGTCAGGACCAATTAATTTACCTGCACCGCCAGATGCGAAACCTGACATTGCGATAAGAACTTTTCTATATTCACCAGCACCGTATCCTGTAAGTACCAAAGTACCTCCTGACCAAATAACTGTTGAAACAGATGCACTGATTGCTGAATATTGACCTTTAGAATAATCAAACAATCCTGCAGGGTCTAATCCAGGTTCATTACCTTCGTAGAATCTGTCGTACAAACTCTTATCAGTATTGTAATCATAACCAGTACCAGGTCCTGTTGAAGGTCCGTTTGGTGCCCCTATTGGTGAATAGTGTGCATTTGCGGTATCATATCCTTGGATATTTGGTACGAAGTAGAACAACTTACCGATTGGAAGGTTCATAGCTTGTACAGAAACGATATCGTTAGCCAACAACTTAGAGAATACTCTACGTACGATTGGGAAAACAACAGTTTCAAATGAACCACTATCTGAAGTAGACGATGCTTCGTTTATCAAGAATGATGCTTGGTTTTCATATAACTGAGCAACGTTTTCTTTTAGGTGGCCTTTAAGACCTTCGAGGAACCCTAATTTGTCCCATTTGTTGATTGTGTCTTCTTTGATAACTTTAAGGTGCTTAAGACCGATGTTACCAACTAGACCTGATTCTAATAATGCTCCCATTTTTTATAGGTTTTTTTTAGTTTATTTTTATTTTTTAAACAATCTTACCCATCAAATCCTTAATTCTCATAAATTGAGGATTTTCGTAAGTTTTTGATTCGATAAGAGTTGTTGATGAGCCCGTTGAAACATTCTTACTTAATTTAGTTTCAACTGATTCGTTGATTGAAGTTGTACCTTCTCCTTTGCTCAATTCGTCTTTGACTGACTTATAAAGGTTTTTAGACTCTTTAAGTGTCTCGACTCCGTCGAATCTACGAAGGATATTTATTTTTTCTTTCTTGGTTGTTGAGTGTTCTGTGAATAGTCTTGTGGCGTAAGCTAAATTTGAGTTGAAAATCGCAACTTCATTTAACTTTTCTCTAAATGTGTTTAGAGCTTTTCTATATTCTTCATTTTTTTGTCTCAACATTCCAATCTCAGCTTCATAAGCTTCGAATTTAAGATTTCTGTTTGGAGTAATTCCTTTTCTTAATCCTCTTCCTTCTAATGAACCCATACCATAAGTTCTTGAAGCTTCTTTTGTTTCAGACTTTTTAACCATCTTTGGTTTACCATCCAAGTTTTCACCTTTTCCGTAAGTGAATTTGGCTTTACCTGTTCCCATTTTTTTAGGACCTTCTTTCTTTTTCTCATCGAAACCTCCAGTGGTCTTTTTGTATTCGAACTTAGGTTTACCAATTCCCATACCTTTAGGTTTAATACCTTTTTTGGCTTTTTTAGGATTGTAAGATTCGTCCATCATGTCGTCCATTTCCATGTCGTCTTCTTCGTCCATTTCGATTTCGTACATAGTTTCTTCCATGTCATTCATTTCCATGTCGTCTTCTTCGTCCATTTCGATTTCATACATAGTTTCTCCCATGTCATCCATTTCATACATAGTTTCTCCCATGTCATCCATTTCATACATAGTTTCTTCCATGTCATCCATTTCATCCATTTCGATTTCATACATAGTTTCTTCTTCCATGTCTTCGGTTTCTTGTTCGTCTGAAAATAAAGCATCGATTACTGATTGAACATCAGAATCATCTTCTTCTGCAACTTCCATACCTTCGTACTCTTCCATAGATTCTCCAAGTTTCACTAAGTATTCAGAATCGGTATCGTTATCAGTCAAATGGATGTCTTCTCCATCTTTCTTAACAATGATTCCATCTTCTTCACCCATAGCTTTGAAAACTTTTAAAATTTCTTCGTCAGAGGCGTCAGTAAGGTCGATAGTGGTTTCATCTGAATCCATGTCCATGTCCATCATGTCCATATCTTCCATGTCGTTATCAGTATCCATAGATTCATCATCCATTTCAACTTCTGTGTCCATGTCCATTTCTTCGTCATCTTCTTCAGAAAGGGATTCTTTTACTAATTGGCTGATTTCTTCTTTCATTGTAGATTGAAGTATTCCTTTTGCATTCTCGGAAATCGCTTCTTCAACTTGTCTCATTTGAATTAACGCTTCCTCAACTAAGTTTTTGTTTTCTTGCATAAATAAATAAAAATTGTTTATTTTAACTAATAAATAGTTCCCTTTTGTAAAAAATCACAAATCACATTAGTAAAAGGGGAAAAAATTTAATTAGTCTATTATAAATATTACCAAAATAAAAAAAGTGGTCTTTTTGAGACCACTTTAATTACTTATAAAGAAAAACTTAATCTTCGATTACTTCATCTATTTTACTTTCAGAAACTGAGGTAATCCTCCATTCTTGTGAAAAAGATTCGTACCTTTTTGTGACTTTCGCCTCAACATCGGTAACCGAATAACCCTTAACTAATTTTTCTTCTCTGATTTTTTTGATTTTACCTGTTTGTTCATCAGGTAAGTCATACTGAATTTTTGCTACAAAATACTTTTCGTCCATGTTTAATTATTTTCCCAAATAATCGGATAATTTTTTCATTAAATCAATAGACTTGTCCAAACCACCGGTGTTATTTTTCTTTTCTTCCTCTAAATTCTCGGCGTAGTTATCTCTTTCGTTAACGTCAGTAAATAAGTAAGCACCCGGTGTTGAAGGGGATGAAACCAAATCGAAACATATTAACTCGAAATCTTCTTGTACTTCGTTTCTTTCTCCAACTTTTTTTAGTGAACCAACACCTCTTGAAGAAACACCCATCGTTACACCCTGTCTCATTAAGTTTGCTGCAATATCTCCTTTCGTTGATACAATACCTCTTTCATGGAATCCAGGGGATGTTAATAGTTTTAATTTACCCATTAAGATATTTTTATCCCACCAAATATCTGTTATGATATGCGCAACTCTATCTAAGTCAATTAATGATGATTCGGGGTGGTTAAGTTCAGAAGTTGATAATCCCTTAGATATAATTTTCTTATATTTTTCGGCTTCTCTTCTTAATATTCTTTCAGGGTAAAATCTACCATTTCTATTTGGCGTATCGTATTTCTGAAGAACCGCATAAAATTCAAAAGGATTTCTATAATCCATTTGTTTTTGTTCTTGTAGAACTTTCAAATTAAATTCATCTTTTGGGTTAACATAACCCGCATCCATTTCTACAAGAATTCCGAATCCTGATTCGTAAGCTTCTAATATTCTTAGTTGTTTCATTAAATGTTTTATTTAATAAATATTAGTAATGTTCGGTTATTTTTTTGTGAGGGTAAAATCGAAATAATTGTTTGTTCTCATATTATAATCATACACACTTTTGATTATTTTTTTTACAGAGTCTTTTACTTGATTTGATTTGAAGTCTAATTCTTGGTTGGTGAATAAATTTATCTCTAAGTTTAAGAAAGATTTTTTACCGTAGTTTATTCCGCTCGTTCTGAGGTCTAAGTCAACTATGGATTTGTTTTCAAATATCGTGGTGTCGATAGAGTCAAATACCGTGTGTTTTATTTCTCTACCCAAATTACAAACTATTCTATTCCAATTATCGTAGTCGTTTTTTGGGGAAACCCAAGATTGAATGTTTATGTATACAGATTTTAGATTTTTTGAATCAACGGTTCCATAAACCGATTTGAACGCAGTAGATAGGTTCAATTTAACACTTTTTCCTTTTTTCATCAATTTTCATATTTCATATGTTTATTTTTTAAAAAAATATGACATATTATCTGTATTATCAAACTTTTTTGGTAAATTAAAATATTTGTATATATATGATAATTGTAGAAGTCAAAAATAATGACAATATTGAAAAAGCTTTAAAGGTATTAAAGTCAAAGGTTATTAAAACCAAGCAGAATCAAATGCTTAATAACAGAAAAGTATATACAAAAGATTCCGTAAAAAAAAGAATGGCCTTGTTAAAGGCCATTTATAAAGAGAAGAAAAGAAATTCTTAAATCGTTTCGTTTAATTTCTTAATCTTGAAGTAATTAAGTTGCGAAAATTCCTCAGTTTTAATTTTATTGATTGTTTCTTCAATTTTTGTAATTGTATTATTATCCTTTTCGTTTTCCTTGATTGTTAAAAGTTTTGAAACTGTGTTCTCTTTTATTTCATTATACGAAGTCTCCAAACTTTTTTTATCTTCTTTCAAAACATCGAATAATTCTTTTTTAGAATTTTCATCCAAAGTTTCAACAAAATTTTTAAGTGTTTGATTCGCGATTTTAACCATCGAACTAACAGGAATTTTAATTGATTCTTTGATTTGCGGTTTTTTTGTTGATAAAATTTTCGAAACCTCTTTTTTCAATTTAACAATTTCACTTAATGCCAAATTATTATTATAAATCAACATATCAATTTCTTCGTAGAAATTTTCATTTATTTCTTTTGATAGTGAAGGTAATTTTTGTTTCCTAATTTCGTTATTTATTATTCTCAACCCCTCGTTAATATAATCCAAAGACTCGGACTCTTTTAACCCCTGAGGTGTTGTTAATTCATCATATAGATTATATATTCTTGAAACAGACTTGTTCTTCAAAACTTTTTCATTAAATTCTTTCAAAACTTTTTTGAATTCTTTTTCATTTTGGTAAGTTTCAACAAATTTTTTTTCAAAATATGTTTTTAATTTTCCTATTGTCATTTTTATTGTTTTTTTATAAATATTATGAGTTTAATAACTTATCAAGTTCTGTCTCCATTTCTGAAAACGAATCTTGTCCAGTCTCAAAATTCAATATTTGAGCACCTTTAATAAAGTTATTTTCAACTAAAATGTTAATTTTATCCATTCTTGATTCAGGGGTTACTTCTCCTCCCGCCGGTGGTGCAGGTGTTTCTTCTGCTGGTAGTTCAGGTATTTCAGACCCCGGTGCAGGGAATTCACCTCCACCCCCTTCAGGCGATGCTCCTGTAGTTGCAGTACCACCTGAAGTATTACCATAAAGTTTGTCTATTGTATCAAATAAACCTGTTTTTGTGATTACTGTAGGTGTTCCTTTGAGTTCTTCTCCAATCGCTCTTTCAAATCTTTGTTGTAAAAGGTCAACTCTTATTTCTTCATCAGACCAACCGAATATATGTTTTTTAGCCCATGTTGCAGAAGTTGCTTGTATACCATTACCTGGGTCTGCAACCAAGTCTTTATATAAAAGTATTTTCTCTTTCCAAACGTCAATTTTAAGAAGGTCTGCCTGTGTTGAAGGATTTGTCAATCCTAATGTGAAGTTTGATAATTCATCTTCAAAACCTAACAAAAATAAGTGTATGATTGCAACTTTGTTAAGTTCTTGAATCATACTTTTTTGTATTCTGTTAATTGTTCTTGCAAAACGGATGTCTTGTAATGAAAGATTTTTTCCGTCTCCAACAACTTCCTCAAAACCTAAAAACGCTTTTGGAACACGTAGAGCGGTTAACAATTTCTTTTGTATGTATTCAATATCCGCAATTTCAGATAAGTTTGTGGCACCTGGTAATGTTGTTATAGGGTCAGGTGCCGCCGCGTCTCTAACAGGAATAAAGTAATCTTGGTCTACCGCCATTTGATTAAATCTCATGTCGACATTCCCTGAGTTCTTATCCACAACTTGTTGTCTTTTAAACTTATCCGCAACTCTGTTTACGTATGCTTCAACATCCTCATCATTCATGTTTCCGACATACACTTTGAACATTCTTCTTTCGGGTGCTCTTGATGTACGATAAACCAACATGGCGTCCTCAGACAATAAAAGTTGTTTCCAAATTCTTCTCGCCTTTTCTAACATAGAAGTACCATAAGGTAATTTTCTGTCATCACCTAACAATCTGAAATGTGCAACCTCCCAAGATTGGAAAGTTAACGCTTTATTTTTCCATGCAAATGTTAACGCCTTTCTTGAATCGTGTTTACCTAAGTCTACCGCTTGTTTATCACTCATACCAACCTCATGTCTTTCAATCTCAATATTTGGTAATTGTTGACATCCTACA